CGTTTCTATTGGTCCCCGTTAACGATCGAGGAATTGAGATATTGTCAAAACGACGTACTCGGTCTTGTTGAGGCCGTACAGATGCAAATGACAAGCGAGGGCGACGACCTGAAAACAATTCCGTATACCTCGACGGGATATGTTCGCCGGGAGTGCAAACAGGTTATCCGGGAAAATCTCGGTTATCACTTTGCGAAGAAATATTTTCCGTCGCCCCGGCTCTACGAGTATATGCAGAAATGCTTCCGAGGTGGAGACACAACGGCGAATCGGTGGTACTGTAACGAACTATTGCACAACGTGACGTCGTATGATCGTTCAAGCAGTTATCCCGATGTTTTGGTAAATTGCCTCTATCCCTCGACCCCTTTTGTCGAAATCCTGCAGCCTATTGATATACCCTATCTCGAGAAACTGATTTACAAGCGGGAGCGCGCTATAATAATGGAAATCCAATTTACCAATTTACGATTAAAGGACCGTTATTTTGGTGATCCGTATTTGACGAAAGACAAGTCAACGGAACTTTCTGCCGACGCGGTCATCTTTACCGGCCGCGTGATCAGCGCGAGCCTTTACGCGACAATTTGTTGTGACGTGGATTATACCATTATAAAAGACGTTTACGACTGGGATGATGCAAAAATCATCACATGGTTTAAAGCCTCGAAAGATTATCTTCCGAAATGTTTTCGAGATTTTGTGATCAAGTTTTACGTGCAAAAAACGGAATTGAAAGGGCTAAAAGGTAAAAACGATGAAGAAACCGAATTTAACGAATATCTCTACGCTAAAGCAAAAAATCGTATTAACAGCATTTACGGCATGACGGCAACCCGGGCGATAAAAGAGAATATCGATTTTCTCTCGGAAGACAACGATTTCCATTATGACGAGACGACCCCGGAAGAAACCCTTTTCGCTGCAGCTTATGCGAGATACTGGCTTCCGTTTGAGTGGGGCATTTACACGACCGCGCTTGCGAGAAGGCGGCTCATGGACGGAATTTTATTAGTATACCGGAACCGTAACAAGCCCGGAAACAAATTCTCGGATTTCGTATATGCAGATACCGACTCGGTTAAATTCATCGGTCACGCTGCCGCAGCTTTCGAGGAATATAACAAAGCCCGAAAAGCGGACAGCATACGGAACGGCGCGTATGCCAGGGACCCGAAAGGCGTCATTCATTATATGGGCGTTTACGAACGTGAAACGACGTACCCGGTTTTTAAAACATGCGGTCCGAAAAAATACGCGTATGAGGAATATAACAAGGCCGGGGACCGGGAAATACATGTCACGATCGCGGGAGTAAATAAGAAGAAAGGCGCGGCAGAACTTGCAAAACAGCCGAAAGGCGTCGACGCCCTCGAGGACGGGTTTGTATTTGCCGAGGCCGGCAGCATCGCCGCAAAGTACAACGGGAAACCGGAGATTTCGCATTATACCGTTGACGGCCGGGAAGTCGATATAACCTCGAACGTCTATCTTTATTCGGTCCCGTATACCGTGGGGACCCTCGAGGAATATAAAAGAATATTAGAATTATCGTATATTGATATTGACAGAATGGCTAAGATTTTGTATAATAAGTTATCCTCTGAAGATGAGGAAATAGATTATTGATTTTAGAAAGGAAATCAAGAAATGAAGCTTATCAGAACAAACATTGTAGACCTCGAAAACGACAAGAAAATGCTTTACCGTCTCACTATGGGCGACAGTAAAGGCGTCGCGAAAATGAGCGACGAGGACCTCGACAGGTCGTACCCGGTCGACGCCTATCTCGTGTACGAGAAAGAAGATAGCAAAGGGAACCCGGTCACGCTGTTGACGATCCTCTCCGGCGACGAAGTCATTACCGCGCAGAGTCAGACGCTGCAGAAAGCTTTCCTCGAGATCGCGGACCTCATGGGCGACGACCCGTATTCTATCCGGTTCGAGTCCGGCGAGAGCAAGAACGGACGCCGTTTCGTGTACTGCGTCCTAGATTGCGACTAATGGAAATAGCTTTTCTTTCAGGTTTCGTTATCGGTGCGTCTTTAATTGCTTTTGCGGTATTAATTGTCGTGCTTATAGTGATTTTGGCTGATACGGACGATTAACAAAAGGAAGACCGCCTTTCGGTCGGCCCGGGACGTTCTCCCGGGCTATTTTATTATAAAGGAAGTGAACCGATGAAAACAAAATACTATCTCCCGAGCGGCTATATTGATATGGTGAAAATTTTCGATTTACCGTATACGTTCATTTTCGTTGTTCACGGGCGCGGGACCGGAAAAACGTTTGGCGCCTGCAAATATTGCTATGACTATCACGACCGGACGGGCGACAAGTTTATCTATCTTCGCCGGTTGCAAACCGAAGCGGACCTTGTAGGAAACACGGCCTTTTCACCGTTTACCCCGGTAACGGATTTCTATAACCTTGAGCCGCTTGTTTCCGGGCCGATCCCAAACGTAAAGAACGTAAAAGGAATTTGGAAAACCGAGCGCAACGAAAAAGGCGATATCGTCCCGGCCGGTCCACCAATCGGATATACGGCAGCCCTGGCGACGGTTTCGAGTATACGCGGCTTTTCCGGACGCGATATTAAAATATGTGTTTACGACGAGTTTATCCCGGAAAAGACCGCGCGGCCGATCCGGGCCGAGGGCGAGGCCGTTCTCCAGTTTTACGAATCGGTGAACCGAAACCGGGAACTTGAGGGAGAGCCCCCGTTAAAAATGGTATTTCTCTCAAACGCTAATAAACTATCCTCGCCGGTGTTTGAGGCTTTCGGAATAACGAACTACGTCGATAAAATGGTTCGGGGAAAACAGGAAGAATGTTATCTTAAAGATCGGGGCGTCGCTATCCTGAAACTTTCCGATTCTCCGATATCGCAGCAGAAGAGCAAAACGGCCCTCTACAAAGCGAGCCAGAGCGAGGCGTTTAATGATATGGCAATCGGGAACTCTTTCGATATGTCTAACTATTTATACGTCCGGGCCGAACCGATCGACGAGTACAGGATCATAGCAAAATTCGACGACGTTTATATTTACCGGCATAAATCGGATGCCCGGTATTACGTGACGCGATACCGGACCGGGACCCCGAAAGCCGAGTATATTTCCGAGCCCTTTTCGATCAAGAAATTTAAAAAAGACTATGCCCTCGTATTTACGGCATGGATAGACGGCCGCATCTCTTTTAATGATTATTACTGTAAAGCTATCTTGACAAAAGCTATACAATAGTTTATTATAATTACAAAGGCCCGAAGCGCAAAGGCAGCCGGACGGAATCCGGGCGCGTGACGTTTGCCGCGTCATAACTCGGGCCTTACTTAAATATTGAAACGGGGCGATTTCTATGGACCAGATTTTACCGATTATTCTTCCCCAGGCTAAGGATGCTATTGTTATTCTCGGTTTTATCGCTATCGATATCGCGACCGGACTAATAAAGGCCGCAGCCCTCGGGAACTATACGAGCGAGACAATGCGAAAAGGGCTTTTTCATAAAGTCGCGGAATTACTCGCGTTTGCTTTCGGGCTTTTGGCCGATTTTACTTTTCCGATTATCGGAGTTAAACTGCCGTTTTCCGTCGCGCGGAGTATCGCCGTTTATATTTGCGTTATGGAATCCGGGAGCATTACCGAGAATATCGGCCAGATCAACCCCGATATCGCTAAATATCTTTCGGGCATATTTGAAAAAATCAAACCGGCGTCACCAGAGAACGAAAAGCCCGAAGAAATAAACGAAAGAGAGGCCGACGAAAAATGAACGTCGTAGCACTACACAAAAAGTCACTCGCCGTTGTAAACATTATCAGCGCGGACAGTATCACGAAATCGGGTACAAATATTATCGTTCACGGTTTCGCAACGACTGCGCCCGGGACCGCTGCAAATTATACATTTGCTGCAGCCGATTATCTGATTTCCATTGTCGCGAACTGATTTCTTTTCCGATCCCCCGATTCTCGAGATCGGGGCCGAGGGCTTTTATGTGCGCGTTTTGCAAGCCCTTCTCAATCTTCGGTTAAGTGGCCGGCAGCCTCTCCCCGTAACCGGTCGATTTGATATGGACACGTATAACGCGCTTTATGAATTCCGGACACAACATTATTTAAACGGCGATACTGTTACGGACCGGTTAACGTGGGAATTTCTACTTGACGAAGAAAGGAGTTGAAAAAAGTGAAGCTTAAAGTATCAGAGTATATCGGTCTTATTAAAGCCGGTTATACGCCCGAAGAAATCGCCGCTTTCGAAAACGATAGCGAGGGCCCGAAACCGGCAGGAGACCCGAAACCGGCAGGAGACCCGAAACCGGCAGGAGACCCGAAACCGGCAGGAGACCCGAAGCCGGCAGGAGACCCGAAACCGGCCGGGGACCCTAAACCGGAAGTTACCCCGGACGCGGCCGAACGTATCGAGAAAGCCGTCGCGGATTTTACGAAGGCCCTGCAGTCGTTTAATCTCGCGAACGCGCGGCAGCCGGGCGGGAACATCAAGGACCCGCGCGAGGAAGCAAATGAGATCATGACAAAATGGTGTGGTATGTAAAGGAGGAAAAACAATGCCTAATACCCCGGAAGTAACGCAGGGCGCGACCCTGCTAAACTCTGTAGTTAGACAGGCGACCGGTCAGAGCGCGATCGGAAACCTGACCAATCTCGCGACATTTATATCGACCGCAACAACGTTGCTCGCTATCGGAAAAGATCCCGTACTCAATGCGATGACGCAGGTAATGGAGCCTACCATATTTGCCGAGAGGCCGTACGATCAGCCGCTCGCGTCTCTTGCGATCCCTGCCGAACGTTGGGGGAATATTATTCGGAAACTGGCTCCCGTGGCCGATGAAATGGAAGATGATAGCGCGTGGCTTTGGCCCGTTGCGTACGATGCGAGCCAGAACCCCCCGGACGGAAAACACGAGTCCGTCGACCCGTTTGATATCCATAAACAGGACGTTCTCGAAACGCATTTTATGGGAAGCGTCGCGTATATGCAGCACTTCACCACGTTCGAAAATCAGTTTGACGTTGCGTTTCATGGGCCGGCCGAACTGGCGCAGTTTTTCCAGATGCTCGTGACCGAGAGACGCAACGACCGTGAGAGTTTCGAAGAGGCGAAAGCCCGCCTTCTGCAGATTAACTTTATTGCGGCCCTTCTCGACGAAAACGACAGCGATCGCGTCGTGCATCTTCTTACCGAGTATAACACAATCAGCGGCCAGACCCTCTCGGCCCAGGATATCATGCAAAGCGGGAACTTTGAGGCGTTTGTCCGTTGGATGTACGCGAGAATTCGTACGATCGTCGGCCAGATGCGCGCCCGGTCGAACAAATTCCAGACGAATATCACCGGTAAAAACATCCTTCGGCATACCGACGCGAATAATCTCCGCGTGGCGATTTACCGGCCGTTCATGGAGTA